GTATCGACTTCGTTTTTGTGTGAAGCATTGAGCCGTGTAACGCGGTGCTGGATGACCTCTTCATACTTTCCGGCCGTAAGAAGCTCGCGCTCCTTTACGTCTTCGACGTTTTTCAAGAGCGTCAGACCGGCCTCGTACTTGGCCGGGTCGATGTTCGAGTAGCTCTTGAGTTTTGCCTCCAGTGCTTCCACCTTTTCTTGGTGCGCCTTTGTCTCAGCTTTGGCCGCACGGATTTCGCCGGGAGTTAGAACGCCTTCGACGTCGAGAACAAAAACGGGCTCTTTGCCGGCGCGATCAACCTTCGTGTAATACGATCGAAGCTCTTCGGGAGCTTCCTCTAGCGCGGAGATTTCGAACTTTGGTTTAGCCATATTCTTTTCCTGCAATGATCAAGCAATGAGCTTTTCGAGCTCTTCAAGTGTGAGTGGGTTCCCGGAGAAGTCCGTAAGTTGAGCGGCCTTGATCTTGCCCCCTTCCCATAGTTTTTGCCTCTCGGGGCCTAGTACCCGTTTTTGGTACTTCACCGACTTACCACGAAGCCAGTCCTCATACGATAGTTTTCCGCTAACGTTGCCGTCAATCGAAGCTCGCTCGCTATCTGGAATCGTATCTAAAGCCTTGCGCTTTCTAGCAGGAAGCCCCGCATCTTTCCTTAAATCATCCCAAGACTTCGTGATCGGTGTCAATACGGTCCGGCATTGCCAATGCCAGGGAGGGGGCCCGGGAAACGGCTCTTGACGAGAGCTGTCCGGTAGCGGGTTCCCTTGCATATCCCACGAAGCGCCGTCACGTGCGATGCACGTCAACGTTGTTCGAGAGTCAAGGGTAACCGTGGTAGCCACTCCCTTTAGGATATCCTCGTTTTCTCTATACGTCTCTAGTAACACTTCGTTCGAGACGCTTTGCGCGCTTGTTCGGACAAGGGCTACTGCCGCTTGACGCGAGATACCCATAACGCCGCCAACGTATTCTTGAACCTTGACGGGCTTTCCGTCTTTGAGAATGGTTAGGGCCCGTCCCGTAGACTTTCCGATCACTCGCGTAACCAGCGAGTCGTTGCTCTCTCCGGCCGCGATGCCTATACGCATCTCTCGCGCGAAGGCGTCCTGCGTTTTCGCGTCTTGGTCTTCCCACCAGTCCTTGACGTGCTTACCTTCGACGAGCGTTCTCCCGACGAGCGTCTTTAGCTCCGTCGAAGTCATGAGTGGCTCGAATATGCCGGGAGTGATGAGCTCGTCGAGAAACTTGACGGTTTCTTTGTTCGCTAGGCGAGCGATCGTCGAGATCTGCGCGCGGCTCTTTTTCTTTATCTCGGCGTAAGCTTCTTTTATCGTCGCCTGGGCGTTGGCTATCGCAGCCTCCCGACGAAGTCGGCGACGGTCCGTAAGTCGAACAAGGTCAGACTTTCCCGCAGCTATCGCTTCAAGATCGTCGGCTATGATCTTCGCTCGCAAGTCTACGGACAGGCTATCGAGCAAGCCGAAGATCTCCTGCACTTGAGTAGCTGAGGCTCTCTCGAGTTTGGTCGCGTAGACAAAGCCCGCGTCTTGTATCTTGTCGTTTGTCGAAGGCATAGGCTACGCGTTCGGTGCGTTCGGATCGTCGTCGTTTTCTACGGAGGTCTTTTCTTTTACGTTGTCTTCCGACGCCGCCGGTGACTTCTTAGGGTCCGGCGGGACGGCGTCTTCCGTATCGTCATCGTCGACGGCCGGCGAAGACGACCTGGGTACGCCAGCCGGTAAAGGAGTGCCCGCGGCTATAGAATCAGCTTCCTCTTCGCGCGTGTGGCCGCGAGGATAAAGCTCCGCCTTCTCTACGTTGTAGAAATAGACGTCCCATGACATTAGGCCGGCTTGCACTTGCTGCATGAGCGCCACAAGCTGCTGGGCGCTTAGGCCACTAGCCGAGTAATCCGCGTTTACGCGGACGGAGACCGGCTCCTCCGGGGTTAGTGTACTCTGCCAAGACCACAGCGAATCAAGCAGCCACGTCCAAGACGTAGATAGCGAGTCCGCGATAGAGGCAAGAACGGATCTGTTACCGGCTTGGCGGATCGCAAGCGCTTCCCCGCTTGCGGCGTTGCTTGTGTCCTCAAATAGGCGCGCGCCGAGAATGGCCATCTCGCTCTTTTTCGCGTCCATCATGGAGAGGACCGTCCCGAGTCCAGCGCCCTCAAACTCAACCATCTCGGCGTGCGCAGCAGGGTCCGTGGCTAGCCAAGCCGTCCGCGACCCCATGCGAAGCTCCGTACCTTCGACGGTGATACCCGCGACGAAGGGCGTAGGCATGGCCGTATAGTGCGCGCCGTGCTCAAGGTCCGCGCTGTTCCTATAATGAGCTAGGTTCGTATCACTCAAAGCGAGAATCGGCGGTTTTTGAGGATCCGCGGAGGCCTCCGTCGCTGGGCCCGTGATCCGAAATGGGATGTAGTTTAGCGTTCTACCGCCCGCCTGCGTTGGGAAGATGTCCTGGTCAAGAATGATCTCAATCTCGCCCTTGTCTTGGAGAACTTGCCTATAGAGCCGCTGGCGATAGACGACTTCGCCGTCAACCGTCTCTAGTGAAAGGACGCGAAACCGCGTCACGTCGACGGACTCTAAGGGCTGCTGCGTGAAGTCAACGTTGTAGTTTACGTCCGAGCTTATCTCTCGAAGCACGACAAATGAGAGCTCGCTTCGCTCTTCGATAACGGACTCTGCCCACCATATGATCGACTCCGCTCGGTACTCCGTAACGTACGGAAGACCTTCCTTTCCGGCGTCGACTAAGTGCCCGACGCGTCCCTTTCGAACAACCTGAGAAGCGGAGCTCCGCATCATCGTCGAGAGCGTCTCTCCTCCGTATCCGATTGAATCGAGGTTTGTGCCTACGGGAAAGTTTACTGACGGGTCTTTCCGAAGCAAAGCTCCGACGATAGCCTCTACGGTGTTCCCCGTGACGTTGTAGAACACCGCCCGGTGCAGGTAGTCCTTGTAGTCTTCGACTCCGTAGCGGGCGCTTAGCGGGGAGAGTGGTCGGAGGTAAAGGACCTCCTTTGCTTTCACGGCGTGCTGCCCCTCCGCACAGTCGTCGCATTGCTCCCAAAGTGGAGCCATCGCTTCGTAAGCCGGATGAAAGGGAAACGGAGACTTGCGACTTTTCATAAAAAACGAACCTCTCGAACCTTGCTTCCCGCGATCGGGAATAGCTCACAGATAGGGTACCCTAAGGCGTCTAGCAAGTGAGACTTTTCTTTGTCGGCTTTCGTATTCTTGCCCGTATACGTTGCGAGGTACTTCTTCAGTTTCTTGCACTTCGGATCAATCGTGCACGTTACCTTCCCGTTCGCATTTCGAAGTTTACCGTTTACGGTATTGATACGATCGCGTATAGCCGGATTCGCCGGCTGGTGGTGAAGCTTGTACCCGTGCGATTTCAGGATCGAGTGATCTGTTTTGCTAGTCGCCGTCTTCCGAGCGCCGCCGCTCGCGTCCGGATAGACGTCAACAAGCTCCGGGTAGCGAAGCTTGAGTTCGATCACCATCTCCTCCGTGCCCGCGTTGGAGAGTTCAATCTCGTCTATCAGGTGAATGTGACTTCCGGCGTGCCAAAACACGGTAGCGGCCATGGGATTTACGTTGAAATCCATTCCACATCCGAGCTGGGCGGCGCTATGCCGCGGAAGGCTTACGACGTTATCCATGTGGTCGAACGCGTGGTAAACCTGACCCTCCGTCATGTCTACGAACTCGCCGAACAGATACGCTCGAAGAGCCTTCGCCGAGTACGTGGCCTTCATGTCCTCTATATAGGACGGAGGAAGTGAGAGGTTCTCAGTCGTCGCTATGCGAAATACGTCCGTCTCTTCAGTGTTCCCGAGCTCTCCTACGCAAAGGTCGTATCCCCAGCTGTTGAGGCTCTCAGGAGTGCCCGCGAGGCAGATCTCGCGACGTACGGCTGTCGGCTCTCGTACCCGGCTAACGACTTCTTTGTAGACTACCTCCGGCTGCATGAACGGCTCATCAATCCCAACGGCCGCGAGGTTAGGACCTCGAAGGCTCATAGGATTGTCTGACGAAAGGAACCAGATCGTAGCCGTTCTACCTTTATACCGGACGGTTACCATCGGTATAGGATTCGCTACGTACCTCCACCAAAACGTTCGGCCTAGCTGCGCGCGCTTCCTAGCTAGAAGCGACTGGACGGTAGGTATAATCGTCTTCATGGCCATCGCGTACGACGGCGAAACCGTAGCGACAAAACTCGGAGCGTTCTCAAGAGCAAGCGAGATCATTCGCTTACCGAGCTGAAAAGTTTTCCCGCTTCCCATGCCTCCGATAAGCGCCTTTATACGCTTGTCAGAGTCCCACCAAAGACGCTGCGTAGGCCACATGCCGCCAACGGTTACGACGTTGTTCCCGTTCGAGTCTTGCTCAAGGACGGGCGCGTCTAGTCTCCAAAACGTTTGATCGACGCCGTCTTCCGACGCGAGATTGCGCGTGACGTTGTCACACATGTTTTCGTAGAATGAGGACATGGCGACTACAAAAACGAATCATTCGACGAAAAAGCGTCGTCGCTGCCGCCCTGGGCCTGCTCTGAAAAGTTATTTCGATCGCGTATAGCGAGAAGCTTTAGGTCGCGAAACCACGTACCTGTGCCTGTCTGAGCTCCCTTAACGCGAACCGCTACCCACTCCGCGCAAGCGAGGCGTAAGCCGCAGACGAATATCCCATGGATCTCTTGCGCCTTAGGATTCGAGGCCCCTTCTAGGTAGGCCTCGCCTAGACGACGCCACATTTGAAACGTCTTGTCGCTGATACCAAAAAAGTCACAGGCCGACGTCGCCGGGATCCCTTCGACGACTTTCTCGCAAAATGCCTCTATCAGCTCCGGCGTGAGTTTGTGACAAACGGACAGCCTCGCGTATTTGAAAACTCGCCCCGTATCAACGGGCGGGGCTTTATCAAACGACGGAGGTCCGTCAAAGTTTCGCTTTCGCACGTCTATAGCGTGCCCGCGCGAGGCGCGTTTTTCAAGTTAGCGGGAATACGCGCGCGCAGATCAACCTAAGGCGCTCGTCTAGCTCCGGAGGGACCTCTCGGCAGTCGTCGGCTATCTCCGTAAGCGCTTCGACTACCTGCCGCTCCGTCTCGTCTAAGGCTTCGTAGATACTCCGAGCCTCCGCAAGCTGCCCGCGCTGACGTTCGGAGATCATCGCGCCGCGACCTCGCTTCCCCTCTCCGTGAGCGTTACGCAGAGAAACCCGTCAAACTCTCCGGAGCTCGCCGAAGCGTGATCCGTGAAAAGTACGGTCTTTCTCGTATCATCCGAGCGGATACGAAGGTACGCGAGAACGGATTCGCAACCTTCCGGGCTTAGATGATTCGTGAGCTCGTCCCATATCTCAAGATTGAACGCTTGATCGGCTCTTGAGCTAGTCGCATCGGCGAAGCCGATACTTCCCGCGATTATCAGTCTTTGACTCTCGCCGCCTGACCAACTTTCCCAAGCGACCCACGTTTGCGAAGCCGGGGACTTTACCTTCACGACGCAGCCGCGTGATGATTTGTTGACGTCCGCGAGCTCCGCCTTGATCTCCCACCCTTCTAAACCGAGCGGCTCTAGCGACGCGGACGCCATCGCTGATATTTCAGCGAGGGCCTCCTCGCAAGCCCACATCCTCAAATCTTTGAAGCCCTTCACCCAGCTTTGAGCGACGGCAAGACTCGAGTCCATCTCGTTTAGCGCGTCCGTCTCCTTCTTCTTTGCCGTGGCGTTCGTAGAGCAGCGCCTCTCGAGCTCCGCGATCTCTCCAAGATACGGGCTCGTCTCGCGGCGTAAGTCTTCGACGTCGCGATTATGTCTA